TGGGAGTGACCGCTATAGGGTTGCTTTGTGCATTTATACTAATCGGAGGGATCATACTGATTTTTAAGTGATGGATATAGGAGCAACAAGTCCGGTAAATGACATTTCTTGGCGACAAGCAGCCGAAATACGTTATCAAAAACTTATGGAGTCTACGAATCGTGAAGAACGGAGACAAAGAATAGAACAGCTTAATACTACGTTATACATAGCAAAGAATGGTAAAGTAGAGATGCAACGCACTAGAGCGTCAAACAACATTAACTTCTTGGTGTAACTATGGGGTTTAAACTAAGTGTTGGTTTAGGTATCGCCCTTGTTCTTTTAGCAGGGTCTTTCAAAATGTATTATGACAAATCACAAGCTGAACTAGATGCGTTTCAAATAAGGTTAGAACGGTCTATTCAGAACCAAAAGCTGCTTGAAAGCACTATTGAAGAACAAAACGACAACCTGAAACAAACTATTGCTAACCATGACCTAATGCTTGCGCAAGTAGAACGACTACAGAAAGAAAACATGGAAGCGCAAAACGAGGTCACAGATATCAGAAAAAAGTTCTCACGGCACTCCATGGATGTGTTGTCCATGAGGAAGCCGAAACTTATCGAGAATATTATCAACCGTGGCACCAAGTCAGTGCTCAATGATCTTAAAGTTATTACCGATGAAACACAGTTCGATGAAAATACTACTATTTCTACTTCTACTATTAATTAGTGGCTGTTCTATACTAGGGTCGGGTCGGGAGATTCCTGAAGTAAAGCCTGTGGAGGTAGTAACAGTTGTTAAAAAAGCACCAACATACCACCCACCTTTACCTAATCAAATAGAACCTGTTCCTGTAGAATGGACGGTGTTGAACCCAGAACTTATGCAAGAATATCTTGATGACTTAAACGAAGGGAACGCGCCAACCAATGCGTGGTATGCATTAACGACAAAAGGATATGAAAACCTTTCTACCAACATGGCTGAAGTAAAAAGGTATTTGCGTCAGGTCTTGAGTATTTTAAAATACTATAGAGAACAAAACACTCAACAAGAGGCTGAAGATGGATAGAGTTAAACTAGAAGAAGAACTTAAACTAGATGAGGGTTGTGTGTACGAAGTATACGAGGATCATTTAGGTTACGCCACTTTCGGTATAGGTCACTTAGTCAAAGAATCCGACGAAGAGTACGGACAAGCTCTCGGTACACCAGTTTCTGAAGAACGAGTGACTAAGTGTTTTAATGAAGATATTGACATAGTTTGTGAAGAACTAGATAAAAATCTTCCTTGGTGGAGAAATTTACCAGAAACTAGGCAGAGAGTTTTAGCTAATATGTGTTTTAATTTGGGTTACCCTAGACTTAGCGGTTTTAAAAATTTTCTAGCAGCTCTAGAGTTTGAGGACTGGGAAACAGCGGCTGAGGAAATGATGGACAGTCGTTGGTCTGAGCAAGTTGGAGAAAGAGCCGAGAGACTCAGAGACAAAATGTTAGGATATTGATTATGCCTTTAAATAAATTTGTATTTAGACCCGGAATAAATAGAGAAGGAACCGATTATGATAATGAAGGCGGTTGGTTCGACGCTAATTTAATCCGTTTTAAAAATGGTAGGCCACAGAAAATAGGTGGTTGGAGTAAAGACACAGCCAATACTTTTTTAGGAAAAGCAAGATCTCTACATGGATGGGTTTCTTTAGCAGGCACAAAATATCTTGGTGTAGGAACAACCTGGAAATTTTACATAAAAGCAGGGGATGATTTTGACGACGTTACCCCAATACGAAATACAACTAGTGCAGGGGATGTAACATTTTCTGCAACTAATGGCGACGCAACAATTACCGTAACAGATACAAGCCACGGAGCAGCTGCCAATGATTTTGTTACTTTTAGTGGAGCAGCGAGTCTGGGAGGTAATGTCACAGCTGCGGTTTTAAATCAAGAGTATCAAGTAGCAACAGTTCCCAGTACGAACACATACACGATAGAAGCCAAAGACACCTCTGGTGCCACCGTAACTGCTAACGCGAGTGATAGTGGTAACGGAGGCGGTAGCACGGTAGGCGCGTACCAGATTACAGTCGGACTTGACGTATTTGTCGCAGGTACTGGTTGGGGCACAGGCACATGGGGAGCCGGAACATGGGGCAGCTCTAGTGCGTTGTCAGCTAGTAACCAATTACGTTTATGGTCTCAAGACCATTTTGGTGAGGACTTGATGCTTTGTCCTCGTGGAGGAAGTATTTATAAATGGGTTGAGAACAGTGGCACTTCAGTACGAGCTGTAAAACTTGCAGGAATAGCAGGAGCTGTTGATGTGCCCACCATAGGTCTTCAGGTATTAACTTCTGAAAAAGATAGGCACTTAATAGTTTTAGGTGCTGATCCTATGGAAAACTCTTCTCGCAGCGGTGAAAGTGACCCAATGTTGATTGCTTTTAGTGATCAAGAAAACGCATTAGATTTTGAGGCACGCAGTACTAACACAGCAGGGGAACTAAGATTATCCTCTGGTAGTCAAATTATCGGAGCTGTAAAAGCAAGACAAGAAATACTAGTCTGGACAGACACCGCTTTGTACAGCATGCAGTTTATTGGCCCACCGTATACATTCGGAATCAACCTGATAAATGAGAATACAGGGTTAATGGCACCCAAAGCTGCTGTTACTGCCCCGACTGGTGTTTTCTGGATGGGTTACGATAATTTTTATGTTTACACAGGATCAATCAAGAAAATACCTTGTTCTGTTTTGAGCTATGTGTTTGACGATTTTAATTCAGCCCAAGCATTTAAAGTTCATGCTTTCAGTAACACACAGTTTGATGAAGTCGGTTGGTTCTACTGTTCTGCTGGTTCAACCGAAATAGATAAATATGTGGTATATAACTACAGCGAGCAGGTTTGGTCTTATGGTCTTTTAGAACGACACGCTTGGCTTGATGCTGGTGTAGAGCCTTATCCTCGAGCTACGTTGGATGGCTATCTCTATGAACAAGAAACAGGTTTTGACGCAGATGGTAGCCCAATGACAAATGTTTACATTGAGTCTTCTGATTTTGACATAGGCGACGGAGAACAGTTTGCTTTTATAAGCAGGATCATACCTGATGTTAGGTTTTTGAGTAACACCAGCGGCGGCCAAGTCAATATGGTTTTAAAAACAAGAAATTTCCCTGGCGATAGTTTGAGCACTAATAGTACATCAGTAATCACTAGTTCTACCCAACAAAACCATGTTAGAGCAAGAGCTAGACAGGCCGTGGTTAGGTTAGAGTCTGATGATGATAATGTTTCAGCCAACACCTCAACTGGGTGGAGACTCGGAGCAACCCGTTTAGATGTTAGACCAGATGGTAGAAGATGAGTAAGCTGCTAGTAACAAGACTTCCGTTAGAACAGGAACGGTCTGTTAGTAGTGATACATACAATCGGTTAGTTCGAGTTTTAGAGCTCAACTTAGGTGAGTTTGACCCAGATAATATAAGACAAATCGATGATACAGAAAAAGGAACACTGGGTTTTAACGAAGGAAGTGTAGTCTGGAACACTAACAACGAGTCTTTAGAGGTGTGGACTGGTAGCTACTGGTTAGCTATCAGTACTCCTCAAAACGATCGAGGTCTGTCTGCCACGGGTTCTGTAGGAAAAGTGACACTTAAACTTAACGGTGCAACCACGATTACTCTATGATCTTCAAAGAATATACAATGTTGTTTGAATTAGTTAAACTTAATGGTTACAGGAGTTGAACATAGCTATGCAGACTCAAGGTATACAAAGTTTAGAAGATTTAGCTGATGCACGTCACGCTTTAGCGATTCACGGTCGCTATGGAGACACCACCATAGGACACTTAACTCCTGGAGAAATGGTGCTTCCTCGCCCTATCGCTGATGACCCTGTATTAAAAAGACAGTTATTTGACGCATTTGAGAGACACGAACTCAACCCATATCAATATCAAGTAGGACATTTTGAAAACTCCATCAACCCGTTAACCGGAGTCCCAGAGTTTGGGTTTTTTAAGAAAATCGGTAAATTTCTTAAAAAAGCAGCCCCAATCATCGGGCAGGTTGTTGGTTTTGCTATAGGTGGTCCTGCTGGAGCAGCCATAGGTGGCGGTATCGGTGGCGCGGTTAAAGAAGGCGACCTCGGTGGCGCGGTTAAAGGTGCGGCACAAGGATATATTGGTGGAAACATAGCCACAGGAATGGGCTTGTCCGGTGGCCAAGGTCTCGGTTCTTTGATTCCTGGTCAAAATTCTATGTATACTTTTGGTGCTAATCCAACACAAGCTAAAGGTATCGGTGCACTTTTCCAAAATGTCGGTGCTAATCTTGGTGATATGATAGCTCCTGGACAAACAGCTCCTGGAACAGTCA